CAACTCCTACACCAGTACCCACACCTACGCCCACTCCAGTTCCAAGCCCTACTCCTACACCTACTCCAACACCTACGCCAGTTCCAACCGCTCCTACGCCAACACCTTCAGGATGTGCAGCTACTTGGAGCCTTGGAGGTACGGAAAGCGTATCTTCTGGTAGTACATCAACAGACGCTTGTGATAATTATGTTAGTTCTGCAACTCCACATTATTTTGATGTATCAAATCTTAGCGATTCAAATTGTATGAGTACAAGTTCAAGTGGATTTGTAGCACCATCTGATGGTTGGTATAGTAATGGAAATATTGCAAGATATAGTACTGGAGGTAGTTTAGGTAGTGCTGTTAGTTGTTTTCCTCCACCTACTGCACCAACTCCGACACCCACTCCAACGTTATATTATAAATTAGACGCTTGTAGTCCAGCAACTGGTCAATGTTACACCACTCTTGCTCCTCAAATATCTTCACAAAGATATATTGATGCAACTACTATGGATTATTATGTTTGGGATAATACAAGTACATCATCACCAGGTACTATTTGTGGAGGTAGTATTCAATTAGTTAGCGGTCAATCAGGTTGTCCATCAGCACCAACGCCTACTCCTACACCAACACCAGTACCTACTCCTGTATATTACACATTAACTTTATATGCTAATGTAAGTTCAGGAACTAATCCATTACAAGGTTGGGGAAGTGATAGTTTAGCTTGTGCAGGAACAGGAACACCTGTAACTGTTTATTTAAGTCAAAATGCTTCAAGTTTACAAGACGCTTATAATAATGGTTATCAATTATACACAACAAGTAGTTTATCTACAGGATATAATGGAGGGTTTACTTGGTTTAAAAATGTAAGTTCACCTAATTCAGGAGATACTTTACAAATTGGTTCAAGTGGAAGTATTCAATCCTATAATTCAGGTTGTGCTGCACCCACTCCGACACCTACACCCACCCCTACACCCACCCCAACGCCTACCCCAACACCGACTCCGCCTGTTTCGGTTTGGTATCAAATGACAGATTGTTCTGATAGTTCTACAATCTATTCTCAACAATATAATGAAGGAGATTTTGCAATCAATGAGAGGGTTACTTCATTAGGTGGGTTAACGGCAGTCATTACAGGGGAGTTATTAGCTGACCCAGGAGGCTTCTTATACGCAATAACATCTACAGGACAAACAGGATGCCCATAATATGAAATATACAGATAAATCACAAATACCAAGATTAACAGAAAAAGGATTTAAAATAGTTAAATGCCCACAAGACACTTGGGATTTAATTATGGATGCTTATAGACTTTTAAAGCCAACAGAGCAACAAGAACATTTTGATGGTAAGGACTATTACATTCAGGGAGGAGAAACTAATCTTTTGGATTTTGGTCAATTATCTAATGTTAAAAAAAGAATACATTCTGATTTATTACCAATGCATCAAGAGTGGTGTGGTAAAGAAATAGAACCATCATATATATATGGAATTAGGTCTTATAAAAAAGGTGCTACATTAAAAATGCATACAGATGTCGTTACTACACATCACATAGCTTCTATTATTATAGTAGATAAGGATTTAAGATGAGGATGTCAAAACAAAGAATTTGCAGATGATTGGGCTTTAGATTTTCAGACACACGATGGTGAATTGCATAAAGTATATGCAGAAGTAGGTGATATGATAATGTACGAATCAGCTATATGCGAACACGGTAGAACAGAACCCTTTCAAGGTACATATTTTAACAACTTCTTTGTTCATTATAAATTTAAAGAATGATAACAATACCAGTTGCAGTAGCGAATGAATGGTTTAGAAAGTAAATTGACTTCTTTCAATTTCAGCACTTTGAAGTTTATGGAGAAGATGCGATTAACAAAGCTATTATACCTATTGTAAACAGAAATCGTAGAACAGAAGAAATACAAAAAGACGTTGATTGGAATATTAAACTACCATATAAAATGGTTGATTCTATACTGGACATTTACGACTTAGATAAAGATTGGTTTATACCTACTAACGTATTTGTTGCAGCAAAACAAGTTATTAAAGATTTACCTGATGACGAACTAATAGAAGTTGTAGATTCAGACTTAGTACATCTTAAAAAATACGATGGAATAGAACCTAATTACGATGAGGTTATTGCTGATGCGTATTACGAAAATTGGCATTTAAAAACATCTACAAGAAATAGCGAGAATTATCACGTTATAAGAAAGTACATAAACCACAACGACTTTAAATATATGAATGGTGGTTTTAATATTATTTCAAGAGTAAAAACATTTAAAAAGATAATGGATGACGTTATCAATATAAGTATTAAAATAGGATACGACCAAAAAGGAAACAACCATAGTTGGTGGCAAACAATGTACGGATTAAATGTAGCTTGTCATAATCACAAGATTAAAATGATAGATGGTAGGAATTGTTACTACCCAAACGCAAACCAATTACAAGATAGACACCACATTGCACATTATTGTTGTGATAAAATAATGGACAAAAGAAATATGAATAAGTTAAAACCTGATGAGTTCCCTAACAATAAATTTTACAATCAAGCTAAGAAATGGTTAAAGAGTGTATAGTTTTAGCGCATAGTGAAGATGCAAAGACCAGTAAGATGCTGGTTGATTGTGTTATTGCATTAAAAGAACAAGGCTTTAGGGTTATTGTTACAGACCATTTTATAAACAATGAGGCTTTTGATTTAGCAGATGCTTATGTATATAATTACGAAAACCCTATACTAAGACCTGAACAATACAGTCAATTCAATCTTAATCATATAACACATAAACAAATACAAGGGTATAAACTTTGGAATCCTGTTTCAACTTTTGCTGCTTATGCTATTATTGAAATGATTAAAGCAGGATTTGAAGCATCAAGTACAGGAAAGTGTTTAGTATTAAATTACGATTGGCATATTAAAGAAAATATAGACGAATACTTTGAATACGATACAGACGCAGTATTTTTTAAATATGCAGATAACGTATCTTACTATACATCTATTTTTATAGCCAATAGAAACGTTTTAAGACACTTAAATGACATAAACAGTATAAACGACTACGCAAAGAATTTAAAGTACTTAGAATGGTTCTTTTACGATTTGTATAATGACAAGAATATAACAGTATTAGACAAACCGCCTTTTGAAAGGTTTAATCACAACCTTAATTATAGGGTAGCTAATATAAGTATAGATAAAAAGTTTTACAAGTTAGGTAAAAACAGAGCAATTTTTGTAGATGGCGATAAAGTGGATATATACACCCTCCATAACAAATACAATATATACAAAGATGGGAAACAGTTATTGTATAATTTAGGGGAAGATTATTTTAAATATCATATAGCAGAGAAATGTTAGAAAACATAATGAACTTATTAGAATTTGCAAGAAAAGAAAAATGGCGTGGTCAATACATTGATATTGCTTTAGGTAAAAACAAATTGCCTGAATCAATTAAAGAAGCGTATAAACAATATAAACAGGGATTATGGCAAAAGTAGTAGTAGATTTTGAGTTAAAATATAAAGAAGCAGCTTTTGAAATAGAGCAACTCAATGAACAAATAGTAGGCCTTGAGAAACAAGTTGAAAAAACAACTGAAACTTCTGGCGAAATGGGTAACCAACTTGATAAGGTTACAGGAGGTGCAATAACTAAATTCAATGGTTTAAAAGGTACATTAAAGGGTGTTATTGGCTCATTTAAAACATTACGAGGGGCAGTAATGGCTACTGGTATTGGTGCTTTAATAGTTGCAGTAACAAGTTTGACCGCTGCCTTTCAAGGTTCAGAAGATGGTCAAAATAAGTTTTCAAAAATTATGTTTGTGCTTGGCACACTTACAGGAAACTTAGTTGATTTAATGGCTGACTTAGGAGAAAAACTAATATCAGTATTTGAAAGCCCATTAGAATCATTAGAAAACTTTGGTAAAGGTCTTGAGAAATGGGTATATAATATATTTGAAGGTTTATATGAATTAATACCAAAATTAGGAGAATCGGTTTCATTATTATTTGAAGGTAAATTTAGACAAGCCGCAGATGTTGCTATAAATGCTTCAGCTAAAGCCGCTTTAGGTATTGAGAATATAACAGAAAAAACAAAAGAAGCAACTAATGCTTTAAGTGATTTTATTCAGGAACAGAAAAATGAAGCTGATGCCGCTGCTCGTGTTGCTGATATGAGAGCAAAGGCTGATAAAATAGAAAGAGCATTAGTAGTAAGAAGGTCTGAATTAGAATCAGAAATTGCCTTATTAAGATTAAAATCAAGACAAGAAGACCAATTTGGAGCAGAAGAAAGAAAACAGGCATTAATAGAAGCACAAAAATTAGAAGATGAATTACTTGATAAACAAACTGAATACCTTGAATTAAGAAGGGATGCACAAATATTAGAAAATACATTTAGTAGAACTAATAAGGAAAATGCCGATAAAGAGGCATACGCAATAGCGGCAGTAAATAATCAAATTGCTTCTCGTGCCAATACTGCAAGACAAGTTCAGAGAGAATTAAACACAATACAAGGACAAGTTGATGCGGCAGAAAATGCAAGATTATCTAAACTAAAAGCCGAACAAGATGCTAAAGCAGCAGAACGAAAAGCAGAAATAGAAGGATTTAGAAAACAACAAGAAGAAATAAGTGGAATACTTAAAGATAGTATTGTTAAAAATGAAAAATTGCGTGTTAGTGGGGAATTACTCACAAGAGAAAAGTTTAATGAAATACGCAAAAAACAAATATTAGATGAACAGAAATTAGATAAATTAACAACTGAACAAAAAGTGCAATTAGCGTCTAATGCTTTTGGTCAACTATCTATGATATTTGGACAAGAAAGTAAAGCTGGAAAAGCAGCAGCAATAGCACAAACAACAATAGAAACCTATAAAGGTGCAACGGCAGCGTATGCATCATTGGCTGGTATTCCAATAGTTGGTCCTGCATTAGGAGCAGTTGCGGCAGGAGCAGCGATAGCAGCAGGGGTAGCAAACGTTAAAGCAATTCAAAATGTAGGCGAACCAGTACCTGAAGCACCTATATCTGCACCAAGATTTAGAGGTGAATCATTTGCAACTCAAGCACCTTCATTTAATGTAGTGGGAGCATCACCTGAAAATCAACTTGCCCAAGCGATAGGACAACAAGAAAGAAAACCACTTAAAGCATTTGTGGTAAGTAATGAAGTTTCAAGCGCACAGGCATTAGACAGAAATATAGTTCAAGGAGCATCACTTGGGTAACAAAAACATAAAAAAAGTATTGTATTAATATGGACATAGTAGAACTTTTTATAGACGAAGATGAGGCTATTGGGATTGAAGCCATTAGTGTGGTAGAATATCCTGCAATAGAAGAAGATTTTGTAGCACTTAAAAACCAAGAATTTAAACTTGCAGAAGTAGATAAGGAGAAGCGTATCTTAATGGGTGCTGCTTTAATTCCTAATAAACCTATCTATCGTAGAAGTGATGAACACGAATACTACATATATTTCTCAAGAGATACGGTAAGAAAAGCAAGTGAATTGTTTTTTATAAACGGAAACCAAAACAAATCTACATTAGAACACCAAATGCCACTTACTGGTTTAAGTGTTGTAGAATCTTGGATTGTAGAAGATAAAGAAAAAGACAAAAGCAGAATGTACGATATGGATATGCCTATTGGAACTTGGATGGTATCTATGAAAGTACTAAACGATGACATTTGGCATAACTACGTTAAAACAGGAAAGGTTAAAGGATTCTCTATAGAAGGATATTTTGCTGATAAAGCAGAACGACCTAAAGACAAAACCATAAAAGACGATTTAGCAAGAATTGAAGAAGAAGAAGCTGAATACTTATTAAGTCAAATCAAAGGTATAATTAAACCTGACAAAAGAAAAAAGGATGGTAAAAGAATGGAAATGGAATCTTATTCCGACTATCCTGATTCAGTAAAGAACAATGCAAAAAGAGGATTAGAACTAAACGAGAAAGTAAACAATAAATGTGCAACCCAAGTAGGAAAAGTAAGAGCGCAACAACTTGCACAGGGAAAACCTGTAAGTGTAGAAACAATAAAAAGAATGTTCAGCTACCTGTCAAGAGCGGAAGTGTACTACGAGAAGGGTGAAACAACTGATTGTGGTTATATATCTTACCTTTTGTGGGGAGGAAAGAGTGCAAAGTCTTGGGCTGAAGCAAAAATTAAAAGTTTAGAGAATGAGTAAAAATACTGCTTACAGAGTTCACGTAGAAGATGTATCACAAAGTGTTGTAGATAATGTAAACATTGAAGATGGTGCAATGCTTCGCACCGATGACTATCTATATATGGGTCATAACAATCAAAACGTAATTGTTTATCCACAAACAGGAGGACTTAATTTAGGATGGGCAAGATATGACGATACTTTTTATGTAGGTTCAGACGATACTACTAAACTACTTTTATCTGATGGTGTTGAGGTTACTCTACCAAATAATGGTGGGAGTATAGTAAGAAGTCATCCAAGTTTAAACTTTTATGATGTAGCAAACCAAAAATTAGTAGGGTACAATGAGAATGATGTTTATATGGTTACCGTTGTATTTAAGAAAAGTTCAGGTAATGCCAATCAAACTCATTTAGACTTTTTATTAAGGGGTGCTGATGACTACGATAGAATTAATATGGCTTTAGGGTTTTATAAAGGAAATGATGAAACTCAAAATCAGCATATAATGTTTCAATATTATTTAGACGCAAATGCTTTAGCAAATGGACTTACCCCTAAAATACAATCTCACGGAGGTGATGCTAAAATATGGGATATTATATTCTTTATACAACGCACACAAAATGCAGGATAATGAGGAGAGAAAATAAAGATAGAAACCCAAGTCCGCAGAATGACCGTAGAGGTTGTTTGTGTAAAGATGGTAAAACCTATTCAAGAAAGTGTTGTGATGGAAGTTTCCAAGCGCAAGGAATAGGAAATATTACAGGAACTACTGAATAAAAATATAACAAACTAATAAATAACTTATTGTAATAAATATAACTAATTATATGAAAGCAACAGATATGTTAAACAAAGTAAAAGAAGTTCTTGGAGTGGAACTAAATGAAGAAACTCAAGAAGTAAAATTAGCACAAGCTACTTTGGAAAACGGAACTGTTATTGAAAGTGAAGATTTCGCAGTAGGAAGTGAAGTATTCATTGTAACAGAAGATGAAAAAGTAGCACTACCTGTAGGCGAATACACTTTAGAAGATGGCGAAATGCTTAAAGTTGAAGAAGAAGGTATTATTGCATCTATAGGAGCAGCGGAAGAACCTGCTGAAGCACCTGCTGAAGAAGAAGTTGAAGCAGCAGAGGAAGAAATGGGATATGCAACCAAAGAGGAACTTGCAGAGGTTAAGAAAATGATTGAAGAAATCAAAGCTATGCTTGAGCCTAAAGAAGAAATGAGTTCTGAAGAAGTTGAGGAAACCAAAGAAGAGGTAAAAGAGGAATTAAGCGAGGAAACAACTGAAGAAGTAAAAGAAGAAGTAGAACTTTCTGCTGAAGAACCAATCGCTAAAGTAACTCACAATCCTGAAAAAGAAGAAAAAGTAAACTTAAATCTGTATGGACAAAAAAGAGCATTAAGCACATCGGATAGAGTTTTACAAAGAATTGCAAACATTAAAAAGTAAAAAAAAATAATAACTAATAAATAATTAAAAAATGCCAACAACAACAACCCAAAACGCAAGTGTTGCATATAATG